AGGATAAAAAAGAATTGTCTGTAAGTGACTCTAAGAATCTTACTACTGAAGAGTCTAAAGGCTCGGTAACGTCTGATGATAAGACTGTCAATGTAGAAGAGAAGAAAAGAGGGCGCCCGGTTACCCGTAAAACTGAATAGTTATGTTGATTGATGTTTCATATTTCCTCTCCGGTCCGAGGCATATTGCTAATGCGACATTGGCAGAACTTCCATCGCAAGATTCCATTGCTGTGAATGATATGATAGTGGCGTACATAAAGGAGTACCAGTCGCAATTTCTTTCTGGTATGTTGGGAAGTAAACTTTCTCGTGAAGTTACTGATTACCTGGAATTGATTGAGCAGGAGGAAGAGGAAACCGAGGAAAATAAGAACGAAGAATCTGCCTCAGTCTCAGAATCCAAATATGAGTCATTATGCAAACGCATACGTGATTCATATGCAAACTATGTATTCTTCCATATTCTTCGAGATGCTAATATACAGGCAACTATCAAAGGGCTTGTACGCTTAAAGAGTGACAATACCTATGTCTCGCCTTTCCAAAGGCAAGTTAGCACTTGGAACGATATGGTAAAGAAGAATCGGGAGTTCGTGAGGTGGGCCTCTTCAAAAGATTGTCCTTTTACTGTAAGCATCGACAGCAATTTATTAACCCCTATCAATACTTTCAATTTATGACAGATACCGATATCATAGACATATTCGCTGATGTGGTAAAGAAGATTCCGGAAGAACTTGAAGTTATCTATACTGATAGTAAAGGTGCTAAGAAGGTTATTAAGAATCTACCGATCAACTTTGTATTTGGAAGTGGCCAGTATGTTAAGGACATGCTGGACACAACCACAAAGTCCGATAATACTTCACCTTCAAAGTTTCCATTAATAGCCTTGTTCTGCCCGATCACTGAGGAAAGGAATAGCATAGATTACTTCGCAAAAGCAAAGGTGTCGTTGATAATAGCTTGTTCCTCCAACAATGAGTGGAGTAATGAGAAACGTCATGAAACGTCATTCAAGAATATTCTTCGTCCGATTTATAACCGGTTGATTGAAGTTCTTTTGGAAGATGAGAGGTTTGATTGGGGTTATGGAAAAGTGAATCATGGTTATTCAGAAAACTATTCTTATGGCAGATATGGGGCTTATACAGAAAAAGGGGATGCTGTCAGTGAGCCTATAGATGCTATTAATATTAAAAGTATGGAAATTACTATTAACAATCCAAATTGTAGATAAAATGGGATATTTTAGAACATGTGAGAGTAATAAACTCAACACTGGGCAATCTGCTTGTCCAATTACTTATGCCGATGTCATCGGTGCAATTATTGCGAGCAAAGGTGTAAAGTTACCCGCAGAGTTGACACGTGAGAAATTCGAAGAGTTGTGTCATGCGGATAGACCTGAGCGTATTTATCCGATAGGCATTTTTACCAATTTTGCAAAAAATGGCGGAGAACCACAAGTGAATACAGAGGGATATGGTGCACCTTCTGTTACAGGGCTTAATGCCAGAACCGATACCGCAACTATGGCACGTTTTAGTCAGCAGCTTAATGCTGCACTGTTGCGTACAATGGATGTACCTTTTGACGTGTATTATGTTGATAAGAACAACAAGATTTATGGATACAACGATGGTACCGAAGAACTTGCTGGTCAAGCTATGAGTTGTATTTATCCAACTGCCATACCTCATCCGACAGATTCAGCGAAGGCAAGTTTAACTGTCTCGTTCTGCTTTGAAGATCCACAAGATGCAATGCAGTATTTGGATTTCAGGCAGTTAGGATTTTCAGTTAAGAATGTACTTAAAGGTTTGACTGATGTTGTGCTGGATAAACAAGAAGCAAATAAGTACAAATTGCTTGAGAAAATCGGTAAATATGACCTGACTCCCTTATACGGTGATATTATTGCCAAAGCCGCCGCTGAAGTATTGAATGGTGCTACGTCAGCTACTTATGCAGATGGAATTCTTACGGTAGTGCCTGCTGATGGTGGAGGAACAGTCTCTCTGAAAGCCCCTTCTGTATTGTTTGAAAAAGGAATCAAATATATTGAGGAGGTGTCTGCATGATTATTGAAGGTGTGACTTTTATTGAGCCGGCAGTAAAGGCAATGAAGAAGTCCGACTTCATTGATAAGCATATGCCGGTTATTTGGCAAGACCGTCCGGAGGATGATCGTAATAAAATGCTTTCTGATACTTACGATCTGATTAAGAAAGGAAAGGTTAAGGCTAAAGAGGTAAAAGAGTGATAAACAAGGGGGATGAGGGATTTCGCATCCCCCTTTTTCTTTAAAGGTATGGCCAGTATAGATGAAGTATATGAAGTGATCCATAAGATTAATACCGGTATCAAAAGAGAATGTCTTGCGTGCATGGAGGATAACAGTAATGTTATCGAGTCTTTGGTACGTGAACAGCTTTACAGTGGTATGAATGGAAAGGATAGGTTGCTTAGTCCGGATTATGATAATGATCCGTACTTTAATGAGCCTGGACCTTGGTTTCATCGTGCAAAGAGCTACAAGAAGTGGAAGAATGAAATTACCCCACCGATTGAGTCAGAAGTTCTATTCCTGCCACCGCGTCCGGTGGAAGTTCCCAACTTGTACATAACTGGTAAGTTTCATGATAGCATACAAGCGCGGTTATCCGGTGAAGTCATGGAGATAAAGACTATTGGTTTCAATGAGGGCCCGGACATTGAGAAGAAGTACGGTAGTGAAATCTTAGAGCTTGGTGATACCGCAAAGAAATACTTCTCTGAGCGTATTCTTCGTCCCTGGCTGGAAAAATTCATAGCTAATAGCGGTTACAGATGAGTTGCGGTTGTGATAACAAAAAAATTATGTGCGAGTATGCCCATGTAAGTGAGCTTGCACGAAAGGCTGCCATATTGGAACAGTGCATCTATGCAGTGTATAAAAGACGGGATGGTACGTATGGCTTCGATAAGGCAGATAGTGAGATAGATGGTGAAATTGTTGAATTTAGACATTATTTGTGATGGGAGAATTTGGAATAAGTGGTTTAATAAAGGCTGGTGAACTTGAAGCACTTGATCAGTGCGATGTAAAGTTGATCAAGATAAAGAATACCTATGTCGATGTGGCAAAAGAGCTTGCCAAAGGCATTAAAATGGAGATAGAGACTCCTAAAGAGCTTGACAAGTTATTTGCATTGTATTCTGCTCAGGTAGCGACTGCAGAGAAAACGAACACTGAATTTAATGTGACTCTTGATAAACAAAAGAAAGTGCTTCAGGAGGTCGCAGATAATTTGCAAAAGCAAGCATCAGCAAGTGATTTATCAGCCAAAGATATGAAGCAACTTGCTGATGCCAATGCAAAGAATGCCGCTGCACTGGAAAAGGTAGCAAAAGCGGAGTTGGCCGCTACAAAGGCGCAGAACTCTGGTAATAGCACAAGAAGAAATGCCAATATAAGCGAGGAGGAAAGGCTTCGTATAATTAAGGATGCCATTACTCTTACTAATCGGGAGGTGCACAGTATTATAGAGGCTGAGACAGCCAATAAACAATTAAGGCAGGCTGTTAAACTTCTACGGGATACAGATGCAGACTACATCACCATATTGGCACGACTTAATTCTACGATCGATACCAATTCCAATTATTCCAAGAAGAACTCTGATGCACAAACACGGCAGAAATTGACTGTTGGTGCGTATCGTGAAGAGGTGAAACTTGCAATTCTTGAAATTAATAAAGGCAATAATACCTTGCGAAATTTTGGAACCATTGCAGGTAATACTGGCAAAATACTAAATACTCAGCTTGCTCCTGGGTTTGCCCAAATAGGAGTTGGTATGAAAACTCTTATTTCTGGCTATGTTGGTGCTCAAGCCGTAATTAGTGGGATTGTCAAGCTGTTTACACTGCTTAGAGAAGGTGCAGGTGATATCGTTAAATTTGAGTTTGCCAACAGTAATCTTGCTGCTATTTTAGGTACGACTTCTGATAAAATAAAAGATTTAACTGCGGATGCGCAACGATTGGGTGCAACAACTAAATATACAGCATCTCAGGCAACAGAACTACAGATAGAACTTGCCAAATTGGGATTTACAAAAAAAGAAATTCTTGATTCGACAAGTGCTATATTGAGATTTGCACAAGCTACTGGTGCCGAATTGTCCGAAGCCGCCGCTTTATCAGGCGCAGCATTGAGAATGTTCAATGCCGATACAAAAGATACAGAACAATATGTTTCTGCAATGGCTATTGCTACTTCCAAAAGTGCATTATCGTTCTCTTATCTGGCTACTGCATTACCGATAGTAGGGCCGGTTGCAAAGGCTTTCAACTGCACAATAGAGGATACTTTAGCATTGCTTGGTAAATTGGCTGATGCTGGGTTCGATGCTTCAAGTTCTGCTACTGCAACAAGGAATATCCTTCTCAACCTTGCTGATGGTTCAGGAAAGCTTGCGAAAGCTCTTGGAAAGCCTGTTAAAACATTACCTGAGCTTGTTAATGGTCTTCAATCATTAAAAGATAAAGGCGTTGATCTGAATACTACTCTTGAACTTACAGATAAACGTAGTGTTGCTGCTTTCAACGCTTTCCTTACGGCTGCTGATAAGATTGTTCCTTTACGGAATCAAATTACCGGTGTTGAAAGTGAGCTGGCTGACATGGCCAACACTATGGGGGATAATGTGCAAGGAGCCATTGCTAATTTATCATCTGCTTGGGAGGCGTTTATGCTATCATTCTCTAATACAACTGGACCGGCAAAAGAATTTTTAAATTGGATGGCTGATAAAATTAGAAGTATAGCCAATGATTTAAAAACACCGGAGGAAAAGATTGGGCAGATCGAAACTGATTTTAGGGAAATGGCAAAGAAAAGAGCTAATGCTAAGATCCTGGATGAAGAAAAAGAGTTTAATGCTGAATATAAAAGGCTACGTGATGCTGGTGATACAGATGAAGAGGCCCGCACCAAGGCTCTTATACAATTAAGTAATAAGAGAATTGAAATTACCGCTTCTGAGCGTGCTGAAGTTGAGAAACTTAAAAAGGGAGCACAATACTCTACCTTTGAATTTGAAAATATGTCTAAATTCAAAAATGCGGCTGCCCTAATGTTTGGTGTTTATACGAAAGAGGCCGAAAAAGCAGATAAAGCCCAATTGAATTTTTCAAAGTCGTTCTTCTCATTGGTTGAAAGTGAAGAGTATAATGCAGGAATTGATAAAATCATTGATAAGTATAGCAAAGTTACTGTAGATGATGATGCAAATAATACTAAAACACTTACTGATAAAGAAAAACGTGAATTAGAGAAAGCTGCTGCTGAGAAACTGAAGATTCAAGAAACCTATCAAGCCTCTGTACTGGCTTTAATGAATGAGGGATTAGATAAGGAATTGAAAAAAATAGGTCTTGATTATTCAAAGAAGATTGCCGCAGTCAAAGGTTATAGTAAAGAAGAAATTGCTACCCGGGAGAACCTGGCTAAAGAGATGCAAAATGCTATTCAGCGTTTCTCCATCCAGTATAATGCCAACCGTGAAAAGCAAGATATTGCCAATTCTCTTGAAGTAGTTCAGAAGGGCTCAAAGGAAGAACTTGCATTGAAGTTCCGACAACTGGATTTACAGCGTGAAGCTGAGATTGATGCGGCAGAAAAGACAGGTGAGGATGTGTTTGCCATCGATCAAAAATATAGCAATAAGAAGCAACTGATACTTGAAGAGAATGCCGCTTATCAGATACAGTTTATTGCAGAGAATGCGGCAGCCGAACAAATCATTCGTGACCAGACCTATCAAGCTGACATGCTCTCTTTGAAAAAACAACTTGCAGAAAAGAAAATTACTCAGAGGGAATATGCCGAGCAGGAATACCAACTTACATTAGATTATGTCCGGAAGTCGAACGAAGCTGCCATTGATGCCCTGGAATTGGAACTTAAAACAGATAACCTTAGTTCTGATGATAGGGCGAAGATTGCTGAAGAGCTCCAAAAGTTGAAAGCTGAGCTTGCTCAGAAAGAGGCTGAGGCTGAGATTGCCGCTATTGAGAAAGTAACTAAGGCTGACGAAAAATCTCATAAAGATAGAATGCGTAGCCTGCAAGATTGGTTGCAGACTGCTCAACAGGCAATAGGAAGTATTGGAGATCTCATTGCAACTGTTTACGATGGCCAGATAACCAAGATTGAAGATGAGCAAGACGCTAACAATGATGCCTACGATCAGGATATTGAGAGAATTGAGAAAAAAGTCGAGTATGGTCTTCTCACAGAGGAAGAGGCTGAGGTTAAGAAGCGTGCTGCCAAAGAAAAAACGGAGGCAAAGAACCGTGAATTGGAGAAGAAAAAACAAGAGTTGGCCCGGAAACAAGCTATCTGGGATAAGGCTACCAGTATTGCGCAAGCCGGTATCGCCACAGCGTTAGCGATTACTAAATCGCTACCTAATTTTGTGTTAGCTGCCATTGTCGGAGCAATGGGAGCTATTCAAGTTGCCACTATTGCCGCTACCCCTATACCATCATACGCAGAGGGTACGAAAGACGGTGCTCATCCTGGGGGAAAAGCTCTCGTAGGTGATGCCGGCAAACGTGAAGTTGTAATGTATAAGGGGATGGCATGGATTACTCCTGATACCCCTATGCTTGTAGATCTTCCGAAAGGTGCTCAGGTCTTTCCTGATGTCGATGATTTCGGTTCCCTTGACTGGCAGAATAATAGTTTTGCTCCGATGTTCTCTTTCCTTCGTAACAGTGAAAAGGGTGGGGCTGGCACTACTGTTTATAACGACTATTCCGGTCTTGAACGCCGGATGGATATGACGAACAACCTGTTGGTACAGTCTATCAAACAACGTAGGAGAGAGGCTTATAAAAGAGAATTTGACTTATACATATTGAGAAATTCATGAAAACAAGATTGAATGAAATATCATTAGCGCAGTTTATAGAACTGCTGTGTGGCAATTACTGTTTGCTATTAGATGATGGTGATCAAGTTAACAAAGAAGAGCTTGAAAGATGCGCTCATTCTCTTATCGCATCATATCGCTTTATTGCCGATAAATCAGGAATGAGAGCTTTTATTGCGAAAAAAGAAGAAGCGATAAAATGTAAAATGAAAGTCTTCTTTCTCCGGATATGTACCACTCTTGTTATGCAACAGGCGTATGAGGATATACGTTCCTTACTTGCCATGATTGATGAAGATGTTTCCGGTGTGAGCGATGACAACCTCAAAGATAGAGTTGCTGATTTGCTGAGATATGCTACCTTTGAACAGCATCGTAATGAGGAAGTAAATGCAGATCCGGAGAAAACTAAAGAGAAGTCTTCGCCAGATGATATACGTTCTTATTATGACTCAGAAATTGCATTCATTATGACATACATCAAAATGCACATTGATATGCATCAGATTAATGCTGCTGTGTATGCCAATATTGTAAACCAAGTGAATGTTGACATAATGAATAAGAGGGGAACATTTAGATAGCATAAATATTTTTTTTAATGTTATCGGACTTTTGATGAACTCATTAGTAATTCTTTTTACGAACTACTAATGAGTTTTCTTATGCAAAAAACAAGCATTAAATGCGGCATTGACCATTTAGGTTATTGCAAGCTGTTACAAAAACTAAACTCTATTGAGAGTAAATGTAATCGGATAATTCTTGAATTGTCCGAAGTAAAGGACCTTGTTTCCTCCAAACCTTCTGTTGATAGACTCATAGAGTCTTTGGAGCAGTCTGCCAATGATTTATACGAGCAGAGTGTCAGACAGCGAGAATTTGTAGAACAAAGCATGGCTGGTGAAGTTACCATGCGCATTGTGAGGAGGAATGAATATGGACTTTGAGAAGGAAATTGCTTTGCTCTATCCCTGGATCGTAAAGGTTGCAAGAAAGTATTGTTGGTCTATACAAGATGCCGAGGATCTGGCGAATGATACAGTTTATAAAGCCTTGCTGAACAAAGACAAGTTCGAGAGTGGCAGACCATTGAAACCCTGGTGCGAAGTGATTATGCAAAACACTTATATAACCAACTATAACCGCAAATCTATCATTCGCTTTGTTGACTATGATGATGTTTGTCAAGTTGTGTCTCTACGCTTAGCATCAGAAAGGGCTTTATTCCATGAAATCTTATCGGTAATCCGGCAATGTGCGTTTAAATCATGTTGTATAGAGTGTGTCTTATTATATGCTAAGGGTTATTCCTATGATGAGATAAGCCGGTTACTTAATATTCCTACTACTACAGTACGTAGCCGTATCTCTTTTGGCAGAGAAATATTGAGGCGTGAGTTGGGCTAAGTTAAATACCGTTTATGTGGTGCAAATGGCTATTAATCAGATTGCTAATTACGCTCAAAAACGCTATCTTTATAGTAAATAATAATCAAAGAATTTATAATTATGGATGTATTAGAATACTATACAATGAGAAAAGAA